TTGGACACCACCATTGTAGTCACCGACAACCGCTACAACATTAAAGTGTGTCAGGACATAAGCCATATATTTAATATGTGTTTTTAAACTAGCACCAGATAAAGCGTAGCTATGAACAACTGTTCCTTTTCTAGTGTCTTTGTTTAACTTTATAAGTAGCATGGCAAAATCATCGGAACTCTCGCTTTCTGACCAAGAGGGGTCAAAAGCTAGAATGTATTCGTCATTGTGATTACCCACAACCTCCACAGATTGTCCCTCACCGTCTTGCAACGTGCATTCTGCCATCTTACTCACTTTGAAGTATCCAGAGCTGTCATCAGTGAATATAGCGCCAAACTCACGCTCAAATTGAGACTCGCTCATTGTAGCCTTTGATTGACTAATTAAGTTTTGATCATATAGCTGCTCAGGAGCACAGTCATAGCTGAAATGCATAATAGTCCTATGTGCGCCGTCTTGCTTGTTCTCATTCAATATAAGGTTTTCATATTGTTGGTATATCTTGTAAAGATACTCAAATTTGTATGATGCTGATGATAAACCAATGATTTTGTTGTTAGGCCAAATTTTGCGCTCCTCTTCTTTCATTTCACCTCTCTCAATCATCTGAGTTTCAAGATCATATATCTCTTGGCGCTCAGTCGGGTTTTCCACCACAGACAAGAAAGGTATGATAACCTCGTTGTATATTTTCTCAGGCATCAATAACAACTCATCAATAATCATTCTTTGGAATCTGAATCCCCTAAGCTTCTCACCATCACCTAATGGCAAAGCTCTAATACTACTTTGACCTATCTCCATGATCCACTCATCATTCATCTTAGAAACCCTAGTGATGCACTGAGAGAAGAATGTAGCCTTGGGGCTTTTAGATATATCCTCTATCTTCTTGAAGATCATTTTAGATTGCCTGAAAGACTTAGACAAAATACCTATCTGCACACCCTGATTAAGAATAGCGTCTAATAGCGCGAAAATGCCCGTAGAGAAGCTTTTAGACATCCCCCGACTCCATATGCCCAAAAAGTAGTCAGACTCCATCATGGCCTTGATAGCCATGTGTTGGAAAGGGAATAACTTTACACCAGTCAGTAATTCACAAGCAAACGATGGGTTTTCTCTTAGAAACTTGTAAAGCAATATCTTAGCTTCAGTGTCTTCTAAATATCCCTCTTTTTCTAGAATTAGCTGATTTATATCCTTGAACTCTCGGTTTAGTTTTTGTTTGCCTTCTTGCCAAGCCATCTTTCTTTAGTTGTTGATTCCAGAAGTATTGAATATCTACTTCCCAAAGGTCTTTACCCAAAACAAGAATTTTAGGAATTAACTCTTCACTCTTCTGTCTAGACCCACTGAATACAATTTGTGAGCAGTCTGTATACTCTGCTTGTATTTCACGCATTCTATGAAACACATATTCTAAATTAAATTTTTTGTAGCCTCTTTGATTCTCACCCCACATATCGTCAAAAGCTGTTTCTACTACAATAAATAAGTAGCAACCTATGGACCTGCACCTATCTAACTCTTTGACAAATCTATTATATCCATTTGTGATCGTTGCACAAAAATCCTGGTAAGATTTCCTATCCACGAATGTATAGTCATATAAATTACCTCCAACTCCGTAATCACCTACATCTAATTTTAAAAGCTCACTGTTATCGAAGTGAAGAGGCTTCTGCTCTCTAGTATCAATTAAAATGGGCGTTTGTGAGTAATCGTCATAAAAATTACTTGGTAGTTGCTTGCCGAGCATAGGCAACATACCAACTTGAGAGCAAGCTTCGCGGTAGCTGCCGAAAACCTCTTTGTAGATGTCTAGATCGGGTAACTTGGAAGTTTGTAGGTAAAGCGAGGGAGGACCACCCGACATGCCCTTGGCTTGTATTTTTTCTTTAAACTTTTTTATTATAAATTCTTTTACCTCTTCACGGGGTGCGGTAACGCACCACTTCTTCATGTTCCGCTTGTTGATGAAGTCAGTAGCGAAATACTGATCGTATTTTTTAAATGGGATCAGATCTCCTGTGAGTTTATCTTTTCTTTTATAATGCTCCACATAGTAGTCTCCTACGTATTTACCATGCTTCTTGATGTGAGCATGTAAACTTCTAAGAGAATCAAAAGACTCGCCACATTCTTTACAACTATAAGACATCTTCTTGACCAATACCTAAAACTCTAGCCTTCCACTCAGCCATACCCTCTAATCGCTCTGCCTCCGTCTTTACCGCTGCTTTCTGCATTTCTGCGATGCGAACCATGTTAACTCTCTCTTCCTCTTCTTGAAATAACTGAACAACAGATAAGATAGATGCATTCTCTTTCTGCATCTTCTTCATCCTCTCACCCCGATCACCTTGTAACTTTTTAGTGAGGTTTTCTATCCTAGTTTCACACTGATGATACTCAGAACTCTTTGTCTTGATAATTTCTGCTAACCGTATAGACATCTCCTGTTGTTCATCAGCTTCGTCAAACATACTATTAAGTTTGTTTAAGTGGGCGCTAATAACTTCAAGGTTAATTACCTCCTTACAAACATTTAAATACAAATTAATTTCATCAGCCGTCAAATCAGGCTTGTCCCAAGTCAAACGTATAAATTCATGTTCAAACAATACTCGATCCTCTTCATTGAGATAATTGTTAATGATTTTCAAAAATCTTGAGTTGGAAAGATTAGTGCCGAGTTTTTCTACACAAACCTGCTTCTGTCTGTTGAGCCTAGCCTCTTCAAGACCTAAACCTGTAGCATCATTGATTTTTTTGATGATACGTGACGGAGACTTCGGTGAAATGTATGAATGCAATGCACCACTATCTTGAGATGGCAAGATGTCAGGGTTAACCTCTCTTATCTTAGCTAAGACGGCCCTCTGCTCCGCACTGAGTGGTCTAACAGACTTATCTGGAAAAACTATCTGCGCGATCTGTAAAGAAGACAAACCGTCCTCTGCTTGCTTAAGAATGAACTCTTCTTGTTGTTCATTAAACTCAATTACCTCTGCTGGTTGTCTACACGTAGTCTTATAATCTATGGCGTTCTCAACTAGAAATTTTCTCACAGCTCGCCCCTGCTTAGATCTTCCGTCTAATGTTTCATCATCAAAACATTTTCTCGTAAGCTCAATCAAATCTTGAATTTTACGAGCGTTGTCTCTTAGAAAATCTTTCTGTTCACTCGTTAGCTCCATCACTTATAATATCTTGTTCTTTTAGTATTTCTATGGCTGCTTGTAAGAACTTCTTCTTTAGATTCTTTACTTGTCTATAACCAAGCTTCTTTTTTTGTGGAGATAATTTATAACCCATAAACCGAGCCACATCCTCCTCAGTTTTCTCCTCAAAGTATAACATCCTGTAAGCCGTGTAGTGTGTGTCAGACAACTTGATCTCCATGTGAATATCTAACTTTTTTAATGACGATTCAAAATCAAACCCTTCATATTCGCGACCTTCTACCTCTTGAATAAAATCTTCTGTTGATAAGGGCGTTTTAAGTTCTAACCCAGACTTCTTGCTTTTTTCCCACTTTGCGTAGAGTGTGCATGTTGAATCTTGCTTCTCTGTTCTCGTAAGCGAGCAACCCTCTCCTAAAGCAAATTTACAGTTCGCACATGGTTTCACATAGTTGCCATAGTGATTCCTTATCAGGTTGCGTAACTGATTAGATATAATTCTACCAATCCAAGGCTCCAAAGGACGCTCTTGATCCCACATGTGCCATTTCTTAGATATGTGTAGTTTTATGATTTGTTCTACATCTTCAAAGTCGAACCATTTGACAGCGTTCAACCTCCACTTAAACTGTTGTCGCTTAACAGCCGCATCTATGATGTCAGAAAAATCTTCATAGGTATACTCACCTTTCTTTTTTCTTTTCATCAATAAATTCATCAATTGTGCGAGATCTACTTCTTGTCTCTGTTTTATCGGCTTCTTTCTCGCCAATCAATGAACCAAAAGTCATAGAGTTGTTTTTTGCATCTATTTCTACTTGTAATCTGTCAATTTGAGGAACAGATTCCGCATCTGTCTCGTTGTCTGATAAAACCACAGACTTTTGAACTGTGGATTGTTCACCAGCAGTGTTCACAGAAACACTTTTATTTAACTGTTGACCACATTTGGTGCAAAAATTAGGTTTCGCGTGACTGTAAGTCATCTTGTAACCGCAACTATGACAATATAAATGGTTCATCACTATATATTTATAGATTTTAATTAACTTTTTTCAATTAAAACAAGACCGTTAAGTCCTAAGTTAAGCTGTTCGCCGCTTTCGCGTTGACTGTGTAATCTTGTTATACATATAATTTACACTTTTTTGTAAGTTTCTAGTTTAGATATAATAAACTTTAAAATTTTACTACGAACAATATCTGATTTGTTAAACTTAAATGAATGTATGCCGTTGTTGACTGAATCATCATCAGCAAATAGATCAAACATTTCTCCAAAACCAGTCTTGCCATTAATATCACTCTGCATAAAATCTCCACAAATAATCAACTTGCTATCTTCGCCAATACGTGTAATCAATGTGGTTAACTCTTTGAAAGTAAAGTTCTGTGCTTCATCTGCTACAATCAGCTTTTGATTCCAGTTAGCCCCTCTCAGAAAGTTTATAGGGACCGCAGATATTCGGCCTTCTTGTTTTAGGAATGCAGTATCGCCCTCAAAAATTATTTCATTTAACTTATCATACAAAGGCATCAAAAATGGATCAAACTTGTCTGTTATATCTCCTGGTAAGCTTCCCAGCCCTTTATCCGCACTCTCTGCTATACTTCTTACATATAACAACTCTTTTCCCACATCCTCGGCTAAGAGACGTAAGCACCCATATAAAGACATATAAGTCTTACTGGAACCCGCTGGGCCAGAGACAAAGAAAATTTTAACGCTAGGGTCTAGCAGTGTCGCTAGAAACTTCTTCTGACGAGCTGTAAACTTAAAAGACCTCTCTTTAAATTTTATCGAATGATGAAAATGAGGTGTTAGCTCTATGTTAGACAAATTTTTACGTGCCATTTCATATATTTACACGTAAATTATAGTTTAATATTTTTTATTGTCACAGTCGTTGACACAGTATCTCCTTCGCTAATACCAGCGCTTTGTGACACAACTCTTGCGCCCACTGGCATTTCAATAATAGAACTAATTAGTGAATTGATTTGATCATCAGTATCCTGTAAAGTAACGGATATCGCAGACCCAAGAGTTTCACCGCTTAAGTTTATAAAGTTTTGTAAACCAGTTGAGGTTATCGACATGTCTTCTTCGATGCCGTCAAGTAACATACTTGTCGGAGATGGTGATCCAATACCGTAAACTGGTGTGCGATTGTAGCTCCTTGTAAAATTAATCTGTGATTGCACGTTGCCGACTACATCATCAGCGTTTGTAACGCTACAAGTATGTCCATATACAAAATTATCTCCACTTAAAGGATAACTATATGTTTGTGATAAACTTCTACTGTCCCCAGACAGCTTAGTTCCAGTTGGCGGGTCTAAGCTAATAAAGCTCGCGGTTATTTTCGCGGGTAGGTATGGCTCAACACTTATGCTTACATTTTGCGGGTAGCATTTTTTATATATATTTTCTCCAATCCTAATGGGCACAAACGCATCCTGTGCCGCAGCCGTCCCACTTAAATATCTAAAACCCTCTTCCAAATCAGGATGAAGCAAAGAATCAATACTTATGTTAGCAGTCAATGCCTGATCAACAGTAAACTGATCTGTAGAAACAACATCCACACCCAAATTTCTCTTAGGCTTACTAGATGAACTGAAATCTACACTAGCCCTAGTAGCTGGTATATAATCTACCGCGCCAGTAAAGCCTGTGTTAACAGCACTTGTGTTTATCTGACCAATGTAAACGGGGGTATTAGCGTAAGAGAGACTCATTTACTCATATTACACCAGTTTTACTGGTTGCCCACTACCATTAACGCAAAATTAGCCGTAGCATACGATACCCAAATCACGCCCCAACCATAATCCTTCTTCGCAAAATACGCCGCAGCCACCATAGTATACATTACCCCAGCAACTAATGGCACATACTTTGTGATTAAATCCAGCACTTTATATTATATGGGCTTTCTATTTTTTTTAAACAAAGAAAAGCAACAACCTCCACTGCATTCCACGTTCCAAGAAATGGGGGGTGATAGATTGATAATGGACTCCCCCGCGCACACCGCAACATATTGTGTGCCTAATTTTCTCAGAAATCGGGTAGGGTGACAGCGCGGCAAAAAAAATGTTTTTTTTCTGCGATTAGGGCTTGCGCCCACGCTAAAATCAGCTATAATATCCCCATGACTCAGGAAGACATCATGATCCGCCCGACCGACAACTACTACGTGGTGACTGCCGCTCACTACGGTGACACCAC